GAGGATAGTTGCATTCACTATACATAAAATAGGAAAGGAAAGTATACCACCCATCAATTGACCTGTCACCTGAGGAGAACGCTCGACTGTTGGTTTACCAAAAGAATCTTTTTGATTCTCTTTGTATTCCATCATATGTCCCGTTAAAGAACGTATCGCCATGATCCGCTCATCTTCAGATAACTGTATAGCGTCCGCAATTGCATTCATAACTGTTTCAGTTGTCCAACTTTCAATATTGTTGGTGGCATCACTATAGTCAACAGACAGAAATGATTCAAGTTCTTTCAGTTTAGCACCGATAAGATCTTGAATAATTTCATCCGTGACTGGTGTACCTATTAACTTGAATACAGGATGGTCCTTTAAAACGGACCACATGAATTTCTGCAATGGTTTACATACAGTGTAAAGTATACCAGGTCCTTTCGAAATTACACGAGTCTTCAACGCTTCTGGCAAGGCCAAAAGTTCTGCAATTGGGGCATCATCTCTGATAGCCTCAGTTACCATACGGTTGTATAGTATTGCAAAACGTTGCTCTAAAGGTGCAAAAGAAACAACGTTGAGATTCATTTCGGTAGAACGTATATTTACGACGCTACTATTTTCAATTGATTTTTCAGGATTTCCTACCTTTAAATCACCAAGCTGTATTAGTTCCGATGAAGTGGTTAGACCTTTCAGAAGATGCTTATAATCACCAAGCAACATTCCTATGACCCCACCGCCAGCGCGAGAATTAATGTAGTTTGCCGACGTAGGTGGAAGAATAGCCTCAATACGATTTTCAACTGTGAATTGTTTGTTATCAAACAGTTCAAGAGTAGTTCGTACGAGTTCATCTTTCACACGTGATCGACTAATCACACCCGATATTTTACGAGTGTTTTCTTCAGACCAGGGAACAAGAAAGAATGGAGGGCGGCGTTTCGGAACAGTTGTCAATTTGACAAATGCTTCTTTCTCCGCCTGTTTGAGCTGATTCTTATTAGGACGAGGCATACCCTTTTTGGAGTATAACATCGTCGTTAATAAAGATTCAAACTCACCTACTATTCTTCCATTGTCCAAACGGGAGTTACGAAGCAATTTCGATAAAAATCGCATCACTTTTCCACCCATAAGAACACCTGGTTTATCTACATTATCCCAGATACTGATCGGCCTGTCATCCAAATCCTTCCAATATGCATAAAAAGCAGCCATCTTGTGTTTAACAAAACTCATGGGGTGCTTTTCAGACATTGAACAGCAGTAGATCCAATGATCCACTGTTTTTTTTGGAGAATAACCATCACTATCAAAACCAAATAACTTTACGATCCTGTGTACCACACCGACACATTCACGCACAAAATCCTTTTCATACTTTCGAAGTTGTCTTAAGACAACCGACATTGGAAAAGGTAGAGAATTGACTGCCTCTACTATTAGCAGGAAACAAATTTGCTTAACGCAATATATTTCACCTTGTTAAAACAAGGAACTTCAATTATTTATAAATATTAAATATTTA